GGCGAGATTGGTTTTAACTCACATGGCTCTTAGCCTTATCTGATTTTTTGGTGATTTTATTTGGAAAAAGGTGATTCCCATGTAGGGCTTTCTGTTGTGCCATAGGCTTACCGATGTCATTGAGATTTCTTCATTTGCAGCTAGTAATTCCCTCTGGGTATAGTCTTGCGGGTGGTCTCTTTCTTTGCAAAAGCTTGTTTAAAGTAATTGCGCTGACTAAGTAACCCTTTACAACACTACAAAAATCCACCACTGTGGAATTCGTTAGTAAACCGATCCACTTTAAATAGTTTACTGCCCAGTCTTCAAATTCTGTCGTTAGTATTTCGTCCCAAAATTTTGACAGCGAGGACGCCACCCCGCTGCCATCATATGAAGTGGCAAAATCTTCCGGTAATGACAAGCGTTCACGTCTTCGTGTTCGCGCTCGCAAATTTACTTTGCGAGAATTGCGGTTACGACAAATTCGAGCTCGTCGAGACAAAAAGAATCCTGGTCCCTTTGATCCCAAATTGGTTGAATCTCTTGGGAAAACCATGTCTCATTATACCAATGAGGTTGGTCGTTCTGATTATCTTCGAGCACGTTTGGGCCATTATGCTACTGTTCTGGTAACTCCTATTGCTGATGTTTATGTCATGCCTTCATTTTCTAGTCGAACCATCATTGTTGTAATACATGATGAGTTGAGCAATTGTTTTGGTGATTCTTTTGGTTTGCCACGTTGTTTGGCCAACATTATTTGTTGTTTTGTTCATGATGCTCATGTTGTGAGTTTTGAATTGTTTGCCGATATTGATCACTATTACGATGAACTTTTGAATGTGATTGAGTCAGAGGTTTCGTCTCTTGAACTGCTTAGAATGTTGTTGTTCATTGGCGGTGTTGAGCAAAACCCAGGGCCTCATCATAAACGCGGCAATGTTGGTAAAACTAAACATTCGTCTGATGTTATTGATCTTCACGAGATGAATTCTATTCCAAGCCCGGCTATTTTGGCTGAGCGAATCTCTCGTGTTTTGCATCGAAAAGAGGATAAGTTTTATGACACTGTTCCTGATGGGGATTCTATGTCTGAAATTTCATCTGAGTGCAAAAAGTCTGAAACAATTTGTGCTTCAAGTTCCTCTGTTTCAGTGGCGAGTGTTCCAGCCAGGTTAGCTTTAAATGAGGAAAAATCTGTTCAACAGCCAGTTGAGAAAGTTGTTCTAGAGACAAATATTTTACGACCAAAATCTGTAATTCCACCATTATCTGGTCGTATTTTGAACTCGAGTGAATTGTCACGTTGTTTTTGCATGATGTTCAATTTGCCTCTTGCTTTTTCTTTTTTGATAGACTTTGAACAGAATACCTTTGTGATTCCGGATTCTAAAGAGGATAATCGTTGTCCTGTGTTTATGAAGTGCACACAATTTCATTCTCCTCTGGTTCTTTGTGGTGTGAGATTAAGTCGAATGACACGCATTGTATTATGGATGGCTACACGAATTTTTTCTTTTTTGCGTTGGTCCCGTATTTTCACTTTTTTGTGTTTCTTATCGACTATTATTGGGTTCCAGTTGTATTGGTGGTGTGGTTTATACCAACTATTTTATTTTACTGGTTCCTTTTCAAGTATTGTTGCTTGTTGGTCCTTTTGGACCGTTGTCCTTAGCGGTTCTGAGATTACTGATCAATATATTTATTGTCCCGCCTTATTAACTTCTGTTTTAAGTGATGTACCTCGTTCTATGACGTGTGACTATGTTTTAGGTTCTATTGATATGGTCACAAGACGGCTTGTTTCTGGCTTTCGAATTCCTACTTCGTTGTTAGTAGGTGTTCAGTTTTATACTTCTGAGTGCGCCATGTTCTTGTTACGCGAGCAAAATTTTTACGGAGTGGGCGCTCAATAGGGACGTTTGCCTATGGCTTTCGTTCTATTGAGGCGCCCATTGATATTCCTGATTCTTTATTTGCGAAGACTTTGAATTGGCGTCGTGTTAATATTCAGCCTGAGCGACGTCGTATGTTTCGTCAATTGAATAGCTGCCATGTTCCTGATTATTCCCCTATTTGTGTTGATACCCATGATCCTTTCACTATTGAATGTGGTTTCTTGAAACGTTTATTTCGAGATCTCCCTATTGGTGATGGTTTGGTTTTAGCGCGTTTTCGTAGGTTTGTCCGGTTGTGGCTTGAGACTCATTTAGTTCCTTTTACTTGTTTTAATTTTGATTCCTTGTATGATGATTGGTACCGGCATTTGAAATTTCCCGAATCTCGGTTGAAGCAATATCGAGATGCCCATGATCGGTTGGTTGGTGGTTGTCCTTCTTCCAAACAATGTTCCCATGTTGATTCTTTTCCGAAGACTGAATTTTATGATGAGTTGAAGCAGTTGCGTATGATTAATTCTAGGAGTGACGCTTTTAAAGTGTTCTCTGGACCTTATTTTTATGCAATTGAAAAAGAGATTTATCGTTTGCCTTGGTTTGTTAAGAATTTGACGTTGGAGCAAGAAATGGTTAGGATTGAATCTCTTGATATTCCAGGTCGTGAGTTTTTTGTTTCTGATTTTTCCGCTTTCGAGAGTCATTTTGTGCCAGAGTTTTTGTCAGCTTGTGAGTGTCAGTTGTACGAGTATTTATTTCCGTGTCCACATATGCGGTTGATTAATTCCACTTTGTGTGGGAAAAATCGACTACATTTACGTTTTGGCATGCGGGTTTCAGTTGAAGGTCGTCGCATGTCTGGTGATATGTGTACTTCGATTGGCAATGGGTTTACTAATTTGATGTTATTTTTATTCTTGATGTATGAACGTTTTGGGCTTGCTCCTGATTATAATGGTGATTTGCCCTTTGATGGTATTGTTGAAGGTGATGATGGTCTTTTTGCTGTTCCTTTTGGTACTGCGCCTAGTGTTGATGATTATAAACATCTTGGTTTTACTATTAAAATTGAGAGTTGTGAATCACCTATGCGCGCATCCTTTTGTCGAAAAGTTTTTGGTAAATCTCATCAGTGTATACGCGAACCTCGTCGATTTCTTTCTTCTTTTGGATGGACACATTCCTTTTTGATGGGGGGTCGAAGGTTAATGGACTCATTGTTGCGAGCTAAGGCTTTGAGTTGTCTTTATGAAACTCCTCATTGTCCTATTGTTGCGCCTTTGGCTCATTTGGCTTTGCGTAACACTAATTATGTTACACCGCGTTGGAAATTTCGTTCTTTTGATTTTGTTTCCATTGATGGTTGGAAATTTATTCCTTCGGATGTTTTGAAAATTCCTATTTTTCAGCCTACTTTAGAAACGCGACAATTATTTGCCGACATGTATGGCATTTCAATTGTTGTTCAGTTATCAGTTGAAGATGCTATTTCAAAAGGACGTCTTGATCAAATTCCGCTGCTTTTACCTCCATCCAGTGATTCCTTATGGTTTTCCCATCGGTATGTCAGGTAGTTGATTTGGGCTTCGGCCTTTTTTCTACAACCTGCGCCTTGTTAATTATTTATGAGTAGTCATCTCTCTATAAAAGGTGC